ATGAATATCGATCAAGAATATAAAATCATTCCTGAGCCATTTCAAGGCTCTGAGGAATGGTTAGCTTTAAGAAGAACTAAGATCACTGCAACGGATGCTCGCGTTTTGATGGGTGTTGATCCGTGGAAAACTAAAAAACAATTGTACGATGAAAAGATCGGAACAGGAAAGCCAAAAACTCAAACGTTCTACATGAAAAGAGGTCTTGATCTTGAAGATGGAATAAGAAATCATCTAGAAGAAAAATATAGGATGCCTTTGCAAAAAGTAACAGTTGTAAGAGGGTGGTGTTTAGCATCATTAGATGCTATGAGTCTTGATGGAAATATAATAGCTGAGATAAAATGCCCAGGTAAGAAAGATCATCTTTTAGCTTTAAAAGGAGAGGTGCCTGAGAAATATTATCCTCAACTTCAATTTACGTTGCATGTGACCGGCTTACAATTTATTTACTATGAAAGCTCAGAAGATGGAGATACATCAGAAAGTATTATCGTAGAAAGAAATCAAGAGTACATAGATGACATGCTCGAAAAATGCTATGAATTCTATGAGATGGTACAGAAGAAAATTGAACCAAAAACAGAAGAAAGTGATTTCGTTGAAAGAAATGATAAAATGTGGATAGATGCATGCGAAGAATACAAGGGGATTTGTAAAGAGATGGTGGTTCTAGAGCAAAAAAAAAAGATTGCTAAAGACCAGATAGTTTATTTTTCTATGTCAAAGAATTGCAAAGGTTCAGGTATAACACTGAAACAAATAGAGAGAATCGGAGCATTAGATTATGGTAAGTTATTGAAGAAACTTGTTAATGTGGATATAGAGAAATATAGAAAGCCATCATCATTTGAATGGAGAATAACGATTCAATAAAAGACAAAGCCCCCGGAGTTCAAACGGGGGCTCTTCAACAAGATATGCATGAAAATCCAGTCCATTTTCATCGAATTCAAAAGATTATTAACCAAAAAAACAATCTGATTTTATGTTAAATATTGCATAATTTCTTTGCATCATGTTTCTTAGACTTTTCAAAAAAAAATAAACGCGGTATATCTAGTGAGTAAATGGAATAATTTAAGAAAAAGATCTGACGTAAAATTACCAAAAATTGGACAAAGATGCTTAGTGGCTTTGCATGATGACGTAGTGACAGAAGCAGTTTTTTCAAATGATAAAGATTTTTCTATGTATTCAACACACAATTGGTTATTTAGAGATAAAAAATATGACGGTTACGAGGTTGAAATGTGGTGTGATTTTCCTGATTTTACATCATGTAGAAATGATGATGACTTACCAAATAGATCTATTGTAAGCCATACATTATCAATGATTTTTTACCCACTTTAAAAAAAATAAACGCGATATATCTAGTGTATAAGAGAGGTATTAATGGCTGGTAAAAGATTAAGCAAAGTAAACGCACATAGCAAAGCTAATGCAGAATCCAAAATACATGGAAACGTTAAAGTTCACGGAAACTTTAAAGAAATCAACTGGAAAGAAGTAGAGAGACGTATTGAAGTTGGGACTTCTGGAACGACAATAGCTAAATGTTTAAGAATTCATCCCGATACTTTTTTTGATCGATTTAAAGAAGAATACAAAGTTAGTTTTACTGAATATACCTCGGGAATGACGGCCTGTTTGCCTGCTAATATTCTATTAAGGCAGTATATAAAGGCTATGGAGGGCAACGTAGAGATGCTTAAACTGCTTGGCCGTGAAAATTGTGGTCAAGGACGTGATGAGGACCCTGCTAGCAGAAAACTAGCAGAGAAATTTGATGAAACTATACTTCATTTGTCCGATTTGTTTTCGGGGGTTAAAACACCCGTCATACCACCTAAAGGTGCTTCTGATTTAAAAATGGATGATAGCAATATCAGCAAAGATACGAAGTCATAATGGTTGATAGATATGATCATCGCTTGCTGAGGCATCTCTTCAATGCGATGAATCATGTCGTCAAGTGCAGCTAGAAGGTCATCTCGTGTAATTGATGGAGCATCTTGAACTTTTGGTACGATTACATTATTATCATCATCAACCCTCAAGAATATGCTCCAGTCAGTTGCAGCACATCCCATTTTGTCGCCACCGCTCACACTGATTTTTCCGCAGGCACAATTGACTTCATCCCTGCTGTTAAGGCTCTCAATGATGGATTCACATGCTTTGCATTTTGCTCTATTTCTCATAATCATCCTTTGGTATAATATTAATTATGGCTGATGCACTATCTAAAAAGCAATTACAATACGTAAAAGAGGCTAATTCACGCTGGAATTTAGCCCACGGTTCCGTTCGTTGCGGAAAAACTGTAGGAACTGTATTCAAGTTCATGTTAGATGCTGTGCAATGCCCTGATAGCAAGATCTATATTGTTGGTCACACATTCGATACAGCATATAGGAACGTTGTTAGATTGATCATGGAATCAGATGAGTTGGCTATATTCAGGCCATTTTGCACTTGGTCAGGCAAGAAGCTTTACTTTAGAGAGAAGGTCATTACGATTTTAGGTGCTAAAGATGAAGGAGCGATTGGAAACTTCCAGGGAGACACGCATTCTCTAACATATTGCGATGAGATTACTCTATATCCTCCTTCCATTATTGATATGATTGACACTCGGTTAAGTTGCGTTCATAGCAAAGCACATGCTACGATGAATCCATCTTATCCCACTCATAAAGTGAAAGGATGGATTGATAAAGCTCAGGAAGGAAATCCTAACTATTATCAGCTACATTTTACATTAGATGATAATCCGTATGTACCGCAGGACTATAAAGACAGAATCAAGAATTCACTTTCGGGCGTATTCTATAAACGAAACTACTTGGGCTTGTGGTGCTTGGCTGAAGGGGCAATATTTGATTTTTTCGATAGAAACATTCACGTTTTACGTAAGCCTCCATGTGCTGCCGAATATTACATTGCAAGTATTGACTATGGCGCTTCTAATCCATTCGCATGCGTACTTATTGGCGTTTCCACGGGACAATATACCCAAACGGGAAAAAAGATGTGGGTCGAAAAAGAGTATTTTTGGGACCCTCAAGTTAAACAGCGTGGAAAAACAAACTCAGAGTTTGCATATGACATGGTTGAGTTCTTGCAAGATTACAACGTTAGGAATCTATACATTGATCCAAGCGCAGCCTCATTTAAGCTTGAAATGCGAAGAGCTGGATTGATAACGATGGACGCTAACAATGAAGTGCTAGATGGTATTCAAATGCTAGGTACTGAAATGCAGAAGGGAAACCTATTCATTTTAGATTGCTGCAAGAATTTGATTAGAGAGATGGAATCATATGTATGGGATAAGAAAAGCGCAGAGAAAGGGGACGACGAGCCAGTTAAGAAGGCAGATCACGCTATAGATGCCCTCAGATATGCATGTGCGACACATAAAGTTCAAGTTTACCAGCCTTACAAAGATGTAGAGCGAGCAGATGAATGGAGAAAGAATAAGTATGATCACTATAGAAGGTAAGGAATATTCAAATGTTTAACGGATCAGATCATATTTTAGAGCACTGGAAAGACGAAAAAGATAGAGCAGAAAGAAGAAAATTTCTTGATTTAATTAGACCATTAGCCCATGAAAAAATAAGGACGGAAGAAGCGAGAGAGAAAGCTAGAGTAAAAACTAGAGAATCTTGGGTTAAGAGGAGGCTTGAATAAATAAAGTTTAAATTGTATGTTGAGGAGATAAAACATATATAGGGGGCTATTTTGAGTTTCAACGCACCACCATGGCAGAATGATGTAGAACCCACTCAGGGTAACGTGAGGGGCTGGTTAGATTCGCTTTACTCTAAGTTTCAACCTGTGGAACAGGCCCGGGCCTAGCGCCCTCTGATTTCTTGTAATGAGAAGGATGGGGGCGCTAGGTCTAAAAAATGATGGAATCAGGCCAACATAGACACTCTTTTTTATGCTGGCTCGCAGACTTTCGTTAATCGGTACTTCAATTTCTCGCCTACGACGTCGTATCAACAGTATTACTTCAATCTATGCCAGCAGCCCGTGAATATGATTACTGGTTATCAGCGTCAGCATAGAAAATCCATCATGTATCAGAATATTGACGGTGGAGACGCTCAGACAACAGACCAATACACAAAGCTAATTACGTCTGTAGCTAATCGTGGAGCTATTCACGAACAGTTTAGTAAAGCATGTGAGCTTGCAGCTATATCAGGGATGGTTATGTTACAGCCTTATCTTGATTATAATGGAGATGATAGTGCACAAGGACAACTCAAGCTTAAAATATGGGAATATAACTCTTTTCTCGTCGACCCATATTTTCGCGAACCTGATATGTCTGACGCTCAATTCATCTGGTGTCAGGAGTACATTTCTAAAAGAGAAGCTGAAAGTCGCTTTCCTGACAAAATTGAAAATATTGCACCTATGGCAGGAACACCTCAGCGCTATGGATCTTTTTACTTTTTGCCAGAAAATTATAACATGGCCAGAAATGACCTCATGGTATTGTCGTATGTATGGTACAAATCGAAATCGAAGAAGAAACGTCTATACAGTGATAAGCGCAAACAGTTCTTCGATTTTGCCGGTGGTGATCCTCAGATGCAACAGATTCTGCAAGCGGTGCCCGATCTTGAAGAAGTGACAGTTGAAATGCCGTGTTGGAAATTAGCTTGTGTATTAAACGAGCAATTGATGTTCAATGGAGAAAATCCCATTGGTGACATTGGCGCGCCGATGATACCTGTATTTTGGAACTATGAACCACATATTAATTACTACGATCTTCGTGTCCGTAGTCTTATTAGAACAATGCGAGATCCACAATTTCTATTTAACTACAAGGTCATTACTAATAATGACATTGTTTCTGCTACTATCAATGCCGGATGGAAAAGGAAAGTAGGAGCTGTAGCTAACGAAGACAACTTGAAAAAGTCTGGCCAGGGATGGGATGTCATCATTAATGAAGGCTATGACATGACAGACTGTGAGAAGCTGATTCCATCGGCTGTACCGCAATCAGACTTAGAATTAGCCCAACAAATGGACGATCTTATATGGAAAACTGCCGGCATTAACATTGAAAATTGGGCAGGACAGAACGATAAGCAGATCTCTACTCTTACTCAGCTAATGAAGATGGCAGCCAATTTAATGGTATTCCAGAAATACTTTGACCAGTGGGATTACTCATTGAAACTAGTTGGGGATAAACTATTACATGTTGCATTGAATAATTGGAACGCTGAGAAAGTAGGACTAATGATAGGGGAAGAGCCTTCACCACTGTTCTTTAGTCGCATGTTCAGTAAGTTTAATACAATGGTAGAAGAATCAGATCTAACACCTACACAGCAGAATTTACAAGCCCAACAGATGATGGAAATCAATGAGAGATTCGGAAGAGAAGTATTCCCACCATCCAAAATCATACCTAAACTTAACATCACGGGCAAAGGCGAGCTTATTCCTTGGCTTGAGCAGCAAGAGCAGCAGCAACAAGCTGTTCAAAGCGAAGAAACAAACATCAAGCATTCATTCGAAGAAGCAAAATTGCGTGAATTATACAGTAAAGCAGCCGCTAATATTGCTAGAGCAAGAGAGGATCACTCAAGATCTGAAAGCAATCTAGGCTTGTATGAAGAGCGTCTATCAATGATTGAAAGAAACCGTTCGCTTTCTCTTAAAGAGAAGCAACAGGCTCTAGCATTAATGCTCGAAAACATGGCTAAATTTGGTGAAGTAGACGTTAGACTTAAGAAAAATGAACTTGATCACATGAACTATGAGCAAATGATTAAAGAAGAAGTTGAAAAAAGAGAAGTTGAGAGTCGGACAGGTGCTAATAAATTTCTAGCTGAGATTATGGGTGGCGGAATGAATCCACCGCAGCAACAGAATCAGCAAATGCAGCAGCCCCAAGATCAAGGTCAAGGAATTGCTATGTAAATCAGATAATGGTATAAATAGATTAGATTGAATTAACAGCCCTGCAGGGCTATAGGAGATATATATATGTCAGGACAACGAATAGACGACCATTCTTTTTGGGCTGGTGGTAAATCTAAGGGATCAGTTTTCCCCGATGGTGGACATAAGTTAAAAGGCGAATCTAGTGCAGAAGGTTTTGGCGCTTTGGCAAAGTATGAAGATACAACCGAAACGATTAAGTCAATGCAAGTAGCAGCAAAAGGTAAAGTGCAAGGGCACCCGATGAAGCCAGGAACACGTAACTAATTTGTTAGACGCTCTAGCTCAGTGGAAGAGTCCTGTTTTCGAGGCAGGGGGACGGTTTGTTCGATTCAACCGTGCGTCATTAGCTCTTATACGCTAACATGAGGATGCACATCATGTAAAATATTTGCAGATGGGAGGTCCCCCTGAAAGTGGTTTCATCCGATCAGCTATCGGTTAAATGAAATCAAGGTTTTGCTTGGTTTTACCTAGACCCTAAAACCAAGACGTATTATATCGTGCTACATATTAAGTCGTTGATTACAGGTTAGTTAATTTTAAATTAACAAAGGCAGTTACATGAAAAAGAACTTTAAAGACACTATTCCAGACTTACATAACAAACCTCAGAAATCACCTTGGGATTTTACTTGCCCTGATTACGACCAACGAACATCTTGCTTTGTAAATGCTGGCTCTCATCATGGTGTTGGATATAAGCAGCCTGTTGGTTCATTGAAGCATACAAATAAAGGTGCTGTTCCAGTTGGAAAGGGCATGGGAATGACTGTTGATGAGATACCGATGAAAAACCTAGTGATTGAGTTTGAATCATGAAAGCTAACAACGCTCATACAGCTAAGCCGAATCAATCAGGTAGGGCAATGGGAGATTATTACGGCACTGGAATCAAAGCTAAGGTCGGAAGAATGCGTGAAGATCAATTAGGATTTAATTCAGTTCCACCTAAGAAGCTAATGAAACCACCTAGATCATTAGCCTAAGAAACGGGTGGCATCCAAATTGAATCCATTCGCTTTTTACGCTTTGCTTCCAAGGATAGATCTGTATAGATGGATGCTATTTCTTGATCCGATAGATCATCATCTTCAGGTTTCTCTAATGATTGTCTATTGTTTTCGAAGGCATTGATACTCTCTAGAATATCTGGATTAGAGGTGATCTGATCCTTCTTAAATGAATCCCACGTCTCTCTTGCAGGTATCATCCATATAATTTTAACGATATCTGTACCCGGATAAGCCTTGAATAACATGCTATTAGTTTGTGGTTTAGGCCTACTTAGTCTTGGTTGCCATATTAGACGTTTCACTGCTATGTTTTCATCTGTTCGAGCATGCGCAAATATATAGAACGCATAATTACCGAAAGGTTTTTGATTAATTAGATCTTGACAGCATTCAGAGATGGAAAAATTTTGACTAGTAAAATGCTGTAGTCTATCATGAGTTTCTAGTCGATCAATACGTATCATAACGCCCTCTTTAGTCCATTTAAAACAGTCTCAAAGGATATATATGACAGATAATACAGAAAATGTACAAGTTCAAACTAATCAAGTCAGTGATAAAGAGCTAAATTTTCGCAAATTAGAAGCAAAATATCAGCAAGAACTAGGTGCAGAACGGGCTAGACGTGAAGATATGGAAAAAAGATTCAATGAAATGTCGCAGCAACAAAATCAAGTCCAAGATGTTGAAGAAGACGAACCGGAACCTTACGTTGATCACAAACGTTTGGAAAAGAAACTAGCCAAGTTCGGTCAATCTAACCAATCGCAAATTGAAAAAGCTATGCAGCAAGCAAAGATTCAAGCTAAAGAAGAATTGAAACAAGAAATGTTTCTAGATAATAATCCTGATTTTTACAATGTGTTAGAGCTAGCCGACAAATTCGCAGAGCGATCACCTAAATTAGCAGAGAATATATTGCGTATGCCAGCAGGTTTTGATAGACAAAAGTTAGTATATCAAACGATTAAAGAACTTGGTTTACACAAAGACGAAGTGAAGCAACAGACAATACAAGAAAAAGTAGATGCTGCTAGACGTAGCCCGTATTACCAACCATCAAGCGTTGGTGCTGCGCCGTACCAATCAGTTGGTAACTATTCACCAGATGGTCAGAAACAAGCGTATGATAAGATGAAAGAACTTCAATCGAGATTGAGATTATGAGTGAAAAATAAAAAGTATTTGAAAATATTTAAAAAACAATTAGAATAAAATTTCGATACTCATCGTATAAAGAGACATCGCGACTCAGCGTTAAGAGTAATCAGCGTAGAAGGTTCGAATCTTCATATGTATTAAAAACGGCTGTAAGTTAGGTTCGGCCTCCACTTAATGCATAACGTAAACATATACCTTAAGGGGTACTATGTCGATTACGACTACTTCCCAGTTGGGCCCGATGATCTTGCAATCACTCGCGCCAGCTATGTTATACGTTCCCACGCCAACTATGAACTACATTACAGTATGCGACAAAGTGTCGATGCCTGCTAATGGCGGTACAACTTGTCGTTTTATGCGCCCTCGCGCACTCCAACCACCTACTGTACAATTAGGCAATAGTGGAATAGACCCGCCCGCGCAGGTCCCCCAAAGGGACATAATCGATGCCCAGATGGCTTTCTTTGGTACAGGCTGTATCATAAACGAGCAAGTAATTTTGCAAGATCAAGAAGGTGTTTTGGCGTGGGTTTCAGAGCGTTTAGCCGTTGCCATGCGTCAAGCTGAAGATTTGATTTTGCGAGATTATATCGTTTCCGCTGCGAGTCAGATAAACGCCGGAGGGGGAGGAGGTTCTTTCAACCCTACGCCACTGGGTGTGACAGACTTTAGTTTAGTAGCTACGACTCTTGATACTAATAATGCATATAAGTTCATGTCAGGTATCAACGGGGATCTACGTTTTGGAACTGGACCTGTGCGCTCAAGTTATTTCATGTTAAGTTCGACTGAACTCCAGTCAGATTTTGATGCTATGGTTGCTAGCGGTAATATTTCATTCCAAAACCAATGGAATTATCCTACTAATGCCAGTGCGTTGCCATCAGAGTACGGAGCAGTAGCTAACATTAGAATTTTAACCAGCTCTGAAGCTCCTGTAGCGCGTAACGCTGCTACTAACTCATCCGGTCAGACTTCTGACGTCTACTACAATACAGTATTAGGTAAACAAGCTATTACACATATCAATCAAGATGGTTTCTCGATGAACCTTATTTATCGTGATCCTTACTACTCTGGTATGTTAGCTCAAAATGCAACACTTGCTGTTAAATTTGCTCAAGCTCAAGCGCTTACTCAAGATACAGCTATTCGTAATGTTCTTTCAACTCGCTCTAGCGCATTGGGGGTATAAGATGGCTGAATATTCAAGACTAGCAAAAGGATCTTTCACAGCAACAGGAACATCAGCAATTGTTAATTTACCTTTCCAGCCTGACTATGTTGAATTGTGGAATTACACAAACATTAAGACGATTGCTGCAAGTAAAGTGACTCGAGCATGGTGGGATAATAAACTTATTGATGGGTCTACTAATCCAACTATGATTGAAGGATATAGCTCAGGAAGTACGACAAGATTTGATGTCATATCAAATGATGCAACACATCCTGCAATCAATACGTTTTCGGCTGGACAATTATTACAATATGGCCCGTCAAAACAGATTGTAAGTGCTACGGCTGCTAATCCTCCTGTGTTTACTGTAACAGGACATGGTTATCAAGTTGGAGATACTGTCCTATTAAGAGGTTTATATCAGACTTCGTCTACAGGTATGGCTCAGATGGCAGGAATGATGTTTACTATCACAGCAGTGAGTGCAAACACATTTACAGTTAATTGGAATGCTAGCACTTCGGCTTATACTGCATTAAGTGGTTCGCCGGTTGGATCAACTGTAGTTAAAGTATTGTATCCGTTCCTTTATGAACCGCAAGACAACTATGTTTCAGCGATTACTTTAGGGGCTAATACAACTATTACTACTACTATGTATCACAATTTTGAAGTTGGTCAAGAGATTGCATTTAGGATTCCTCAACCTTGGGGAACAGTGGAATTAAATTCACTTCCTAATTTGTTGATTCCTGGTTCTCCGGCTTATGGATATGTTGTATCTGTGACAGACAATTGGACATTTGTATGCAATATTAACTCAAGTTCATATAGTGCATATACAGCCAATCAGCCGCTTACACCGACAAATACAGTACCGGGCCTTTCATGGCCTCAAGTTGTAGCTGTAGGTGATGTAAATACAGGCGGACTTGCAATTAGTCCGGGTTCTTCGTTATATCCAAGCCCTCAATTTCCAACATCTACTAATCGTGTACCAACGATTAATGGCCCGGCAATTAGAGGTGCATTTGTGAATAACACATCACAAGGATTCACGATTGGAAGTGGAACAGCTACAGTGATAACGGCTGCTACTCTGATCACTGAAGGTGATATTGTGTATTGGCATGCTTATTTGCATGACTATAGTAGCCCAGGCTATACAAGTCTATAAATGATAAAAGGTGCTGGCACTATGCAGCACCTTTTTTAGGAGATTAATGACAAGTTCAACAGTAATCAGTTATCCTATTCCAGTTTATCAAAATTTACCTATTCATGCTGAGTTTTACCAACCTAACGTTTTTGTGATTGAACGTGTCCAAAGAGGTATAACAACACTAGTAACAACTGTTCTCCCAACAAATTTTGTCGTCGGCCAAGAGATTAGATTGTTAATTCCACCTATTTTTGGTAGCATCGAATTAAATGGAAAAACAGGATTTGTACTATCATTTACGAGCCCCACAATCATGGAAGTGTCAATTGATTCATCTCAAAATGTCACTGTATATGATATAACGGCTGTTGCAACGATTCAAAATGCTCAAGTTGTAGCTGTAGGTGATGTAAATACAGGATCAATTAATACTAATGGTCTGACAAATCAGGGTACTTTTATTCCCGGAGCATTTATTAATATTTCACCCCTTTAGGAATCATGCAAAAAAAACCAAATATGAATTCAGAATCAGAAAAAGAACTAGATAAAGTCGAGGGACAATTCAAAGACTTCTCTGATAATGTAAATAGTTTAACTTTAGATCGAATGAATCAAACTCCTAAGCATGAAGTAGAGCAACAAACGAAACTTTCTCAACAGGAATTATCTAAAAAGAAAGAAATATATTTGAAACCTCACCGAACAGTTAGCTGCCAAGACAAATTCAACGAAGATTATCGTACACAATTCGAATATGACAAAGAATACGTTCAGTTCATTGCTGAAAACCGTGAAATTCTTGGTGAAGATATCGATATTTGGACAAGACCCTATGGTGGAATGCCTGCCGAATGGTGGAAAGTACCAGTAAATAAGCCCGTTTGGGGTCCTCGATATCTAGCAGAACAGATTAAACGATGCTATTATCACAGATTGATTATGAAGCAGTCAACTAGCGTTGGAGGTGATCAGATGGGTGAGTACTATGGAGCAATGGCAGCAGATACGACGATTCAACGTTTAGATGCAATGCCTGTTTCTACTAAACGCACTGTTTTTATGGGGCAAAATTCTAATTTTTAGGACTATATGTATACCCTAGATGATATAATAACGTATGTTAGACGGCTGATAAAAACCCCTAGTAATACTACTATTTCAACCGGTCTGATCATAGATTATATTAACCGTTTTTGGATCAATGACGTTGATGCGAGCATGCAACTATTTGATCTGAAAACGAAGTACCAGTTTATGACGACTCCGGGTGTTGATCAGTACAATATGCCGATGTATGATGATCAGTTTGAAAGTCCCGATAATAATTTACAGGTTATTCGCCAATATCCAATATATCAAGGTGTGGTAGGAAATTTCTATTGCAATGGAATAAATCTAGCTTTTCATACAGAGAAAAGAAGCTTTTTCAATGCATTTCCTAATATTTTACAAACTTTTGAAGCTGTAGTAGTGGGAAATGGAACTGCTGTCTATATTATACAATTACCCATTCTTCCTTTTGTTCCTCCTCCAAATCCTCCAATCAATGCTATTATTCGTGGTCATGTGGATATGACAGGAATAATTGAAACATTAAATAATGTAGATCCTCCACGTGGAGCCAGTTTTAATACTAGAATTCCTGTCACAAGTGTAGAAGCACGAGTATTTATCAGCACTCTTAGCAGTTCAAACGAAAATATTATCATTACAGATTCAGGTCAGTTCTTAGATACGAATAAGAATTGTGGTATTTTAATGATTCCAGGTAAAGCTCCTTTAGGAAATTTAGCAATTCCTGGCGGATATAATCAAACAAAAAATGTTGTTAATTATACTACAGGAACAATATATGTTGATTTCAATACTTCAATTCTTTCCGGAAGAAATATAAATGTTACATGTTCTTTTTTTCAAAGCGGAATTCCTAGAGCGGCATTATTTTATAACAACTGTATAACCCTTCGTAATGTTCCCGATAAACAGTATGTGATTGAAATGGATGCATATCTAACTCCAGCAGCATTTCTAAACACTTTTGATTCTATTCAATTCGGATACATGTCGGAGTATATAGCTCGTGGTGCTGCTCGTAAAATATTGACAGATACAGGAGATGTGGAGCAATTCAATTTCTATGAGCCATTGTTCAAAGAACAAGAAACTCTTGTACACAAAAGAAGTCAAAGACAATGGACGTCTACAAGAACACAGACTATATATAGTCAGGGAATGAATATAGGCCAAGGAAACAACGGAATAGGCGGAACAATATGAATTTAAACTACTTTACGAATATTCCTTTTGCATCGAATGATCCATCGATCGATCAACCTAACATGCAGACCAACACGAATTCAATCAGTGCTTGGGTTGATGTTGATCATTATGGATTTAAAAATGCTTCAAATCTAGGAGGATTGCATACTCAAGTTACGATGCCAGTTTTGGGTGCAATTCCAGCAAGATTGCTAAGTACAAGTGGTATTTTATATACTAAAAATGTTCCTGTATACACTGCTACACCTCAAAGCGCAAATACTCTATTTTACACTGCCGGAACATCTGCCAAAGAATATCAGATAACCAGAACTATTAATAACAACACTCAATTTAATCTTTTTTCTACGCAGACAGCATATCAGGCAACCGCAAACGCTGAGTTCAAAGGTGGATGGACGTTTTTGCCTGGGGGGATGTTGTTAATGTACGGAACTGTGACAAATCTTGTGGCTCCATTTACTGTTCCTGTAACCGTTCCTTTTCCTATTGAATTTACTGTAAATCCTTATTCTATCACGGCAACAGTCACTAAAAGATTTAATCCAGTTCTTAGTATTGATTCAGTTATACAAATAGTAGATGGATCTGTTTCAACCACTAATTTTCAAGTAGTATTTGGAACTTCAGCTTTAGTTTCTGGTAATCTCCAAGTTGTAAGTTTCTCATGGATGGCAATAGGAACATGACACCTAACCAAATAATCGTTGGCCCTATAAATAGAGGTCTACAAGAAAATCGTACAGCTTTCGTTATTGATAACGATTCCTTCCCTGTTTTGCAAAATGCTTATCAGTGGAGAGGAAGAGTATTAAGAAAGCGTGGAACCTCTTTCTTGAATCGGTTATCTCGTTTTGTTGATACCACCAATACTAGTTACAGCTCAGTTGATACAATTATAGTAGATGCAGATAGAAATATAAACCTAATAACAGGTTTTGGTTTAGAAGCGTCATCAAGTTTTGTTCCTACAATGATCACGCTTACAGATACAACCAGTGGACAAATATTTACAGATCCAGCAGGGGACGGGATTCTTGTAGGGAATGCAGGAGGATCAGGAACGATAAACTATGCATCAGGAATTGCACATTTCAATAGTGCTGGATCTATAGGGCATTTAATTTCTGCAAGTTTTGTGTATTATCCTGGATTACCTGTTCTAGGATTAGAATATTTCAATGTAACTCCTATTCGTTTCAGTGGAACTTTAGCTTTTGATAATAAATATGCCTACAATATATCCCCCTTCTTTCCATATCGCATTTACGATGTAAGTTTCTACAAGATTTCAAATGTTCCTTATAATTTGTATGCGCCTAAAACAGATGCAACTCCTTTCACATTTAATGGACAAACATACCAACAATTTTGGTCTCAGAATTATCAAGGTGCATTCTGGGTGACTAATGGCGTTCAGGTGCCTCTATTATTGAATAATATAGGAATGCAATTCGCTTCCGCCGCTGACATCACATTTGTTAGTAGACCTGATGCTCAAACTATTATTGTCACTATCGTTAACTGCCCTCTGGTTGTAGGTGATTTTGTATTTTTAAATGAATGGACTGGGACTAGTGACGCAGCTTCTCGATCAATCAATTTACAAACGGGATATGTAACGGCTGTTGCTGGTAATTTTGCATTACTTACAGTCACTATCAAATTCCCATTGACCACGATTATTTCTCCTGTGAATTATGTTCCGGGAATAATCCAATATTTGACAAATCGATCGGACAACACATTAGATTGTATTAGGTGGTATGATGGAGATCCTACAAATGGCGCTAATCCTACTGTTTTAGTAGATGGTCAGGGATGGGTTAATTTCATGCCTCCTTTGAGCAGAAATATCTTTTCTATCGCGCAGTTACCGTTAGCACAATATTACTTAGTCGGCGCTAGATTAATACAAGATTTTAAAGATAGATTACTTTTCATCGGTCCCGTAGTTCAGGCAGCAAATGGATCTAAATTCTATCTTCAAGATACTGTTATATATTCACAGAACGGAACTCCCTACTATACATCTTCTTTTAATGGTGATCCTTCTTTATCTACTACCGTATATAGTCCTGTTTTAGTTCCAGACAATCAAACTGCAGCACCTAATGCTTGGTGGGAAGATCAACCCGGTTTTGGTGGTTTCATTGTTTCAGGTATAGATCAACCTATTCTTAGTTCTGTAAAAAACGAAGATGTATTGCTTTTAGGAGCTCCTTTCAATCAGATGAGATTAGTTTATACTGGAAACGATCTATTACCTTTTCAATTTTATCTAATAGATAGCGAGCTATCAACTAATAGCTCTTTTTCTACTATTAACATGGGTCATGGATCGATGACTCGCGGAGAAAGAGGGATAATCATAACAAATCAGAGAGAAGCTAAGCGTATGGACTTAGATATACCTGATCAAATCTTTGAGATTAATTTATTGAATAATGGCGCTGAAAGATTTACTGGACAAAGAGATTTTCTTAGCGAATGGGTATACTACACCTACAATTCAAATCAAAGCGAAGCAATCTATCCTTCTCAAACACTCCTCTATAACTATAGAGATCATTCATGGGCTATTTTCAATGAATCTTATACGCATTATGGTCAATTCGTTAAACGAACCGGTTTAACATGGGGAACAGTTGGAGCGGAAGTAGGGACATGGAGTGCATGGAATAATCCCTGGAGTTCGAGCACATCTTCTGTTTCATCAGCACAGGTAATTGCAGGTAATCAACAAGGATTTGTTGTAATTAGACAAGATGCAATCAAGGGTAACACTTATGAATCAGATTCTCTTTTTATTCAAGCCATCAATAATACAACAGCAACAATTACATCTATTGATCATGGATTAAATGAGAATGACTATATAGTGATTACTGGATGTATGGGAGTTACGGCATTGAACGGAAAGATTTTTTCAGTTCAAAATGTAACTCAAAACACTTTTGATCTAAATTCATCTGATCCAATAAATATAGGAACAGGAACCTATATCGGTGGTGGACTAATTAAGAAAATGTACGTTCCATTCATTCAGACCAAGCAATTTCCTGCCTTTTGGAACTCAGCAAGAAAGACTAGAATTGGTGTTCAACGTTATTTATTTACTACAACTCGAGCCGGAAAAGTACAATTATTCATCTATTTAAGTCAAAGCTCCGATGAACCATTCAATGGGGGCCCAATTTTCCCTAAGATTAATAGCAAAAATGATTGTCTAATTTACACCACAACAGTATTTACATGCCCAGAGAGCACAAACCTAGGTTTAACGCCGGCCAATGCTAGTTTAATGATGATTTCAGATGATCTAGGATCTAGTCCACAATCCCAGATATGGCATAGACTGAATACATCATTGATCGGGGATACGGTTCAGCTAGGTTTTACATTGTCTGATGAACAGATGAGAGATATTAATTTTACAAATCAATTTGTCGAGATTGAACTTCACGGATTCACTTTAGACGTGTACCCTTCACAAATGCTATGCTAGGTTAATATGTCGACCAATATACTAAATCAAATGCCTTACTTGAGGACTTCTAGAAGCTTTAAAGAAGAACTACCTCAGCTATCCGTTGAGTTGAACAAAGCCTATCTGGATACTGCAAACACAGTCAATGCAAGGACAATAGGGCTTTTCGCTACTAATAAAGCCTCCATAACGGGTGAAGAATGGTTTGTTGATACAAGTGCAAAAAGACAAGGATTTAGGCAAGCATATACTTTTACAGGTGTAGGAAACATTCCACATGGATTAAATTTCAAGGACATCTATATTTTCACTAGATGTTATGGCGAGTATACAGACGGAACGAATTGGTATGGTGTAATCAGTGGTTCAAGTGTTGGAATTGCAGGACAAATTTCCTTTTACATAGACCTAACGAATATTGTGATACTGAACGGTGGAGGAGCTCCTGTGATTGTAAACGGGGTTCTTGTTCTCGAATGGCTATCTAATGTATGATCAAGAAAAAGTAGGTAATATATGCCAATGCCAAGCGGTGCGTATTCTTCAAATGGTTCTTCCTCGAATATGTCTGAGACTGTTCCTGTAGATTATAGCAAATTTAAATTAAACAACTATACTCCTGATCAGATGCAATTGCATCAACAGCAATATAGTCAAGTTGATCCTAACAGTTATCTGTCAAAGTTAGCTAACGGGGATCAGAACGCATATGAAGAAATGGAAAGACCGGCTCTCCAGCAATTCAATTCTATACAAGGAAACATCGCATCTAGATTTAGCGGAATGGGAATGGGTTCAAGAAATAGCAGTGGATTTCAGAATAGTATGAATTCAGCTTCTCAAGATTTTGCAGGTCAATTGCAATCTAAGCGTGCAGATATGAGACGTCAAGCGATTATGGATTTGATGGGACTGAGCAATCAGATACTGAACCAAAAACCATATGAAAAAGGTCTGGTTGCGGATGCTCAACAAGAGCAAAAACCAGCAATGGGAGGTTGGGCACCTGTAATCGGCGCTGGCGTTGGAGCTGTAGGAGGTATGTATATGGGAAATCCTGTTGCAGGTGCACAAATTGGTTATGGATTAGGTTCAGCAATTTAAGAGGTAGAAAATGGTTCAGATAATTCCAGCAAATCCAAAAATACGACATAGATCATTTGGTGAAAGTCTTAGTGAAGGCGTTGGAAGGGCATTACCTATTGTATCGGAAGCTTATGACCAATATCAGAATAAGCAAGCTAGAGAAGCTGAAAACAAATCCATTATGGAAAATTATGGAATAAATCTTTCTGGTCTATCTCCTGAAAGTCGTAAAACTGTACTAGCTGAAGAATTAAAAGGTAAAAATAAATTAAACTTATTAGATGCTCAGAACGCAGTTAAATCTCAAATGATGACTCCTCAGCAGGAAAAGAATCAGCAAGAATTAAAAAGATTAACTGGTGCATTAGGTGTTATTGATGAGATGGAGCAAATAGGACAAGGAGGAAATCTTGGCTTAGGAACTACATTTCAACAAGCGATATCACCTCAAGCAAGAGAAGATGCAGGGAAATACGAAACATTAGGTAAATCTTTAATTTCTTACGCATCAAGTATTCCAATTAGAAACAGAGCTGAATTTGATGTTTTGGCAGAAAAGCTTTATGATCCTTCTATTTCAGATTCAGGAAGAAAAGGAATTTTGAATGGAATGAGAAAAATCATTCAAAATTCAATTAGTGCATTTGGAATAGAAGAAGATGAAGAAGAAATTCCTAAAAAAACAAGTAAAAGACCTCCCTTATCATCGTTTATGAGGTAAAAATATGGCACAACCTAACTTTGATTATGAGTCAGCGAAAAAAGCTGGATATTCAGATAATGAGATAAACTCATTTTTAAAAAAAAGTTCTGCCTCAAAACCTATAAAGAATTATGGTAATTTTGACTATGAATCAGCCAAGAAATCCGGGTATTCGGATAAAGAAATAAATAGCTTCATCAGTAAACAAAAACCAAAAACGACAGAAGTTGTTCCGCCAGAACATGCAGAAAATTTTCAATCTCAACATCAAGAAGTCTCTGAACCATCTATAACCCCTGAACAAGTTCAAGAGCAATCATATTTAGAAAAAGCTGGAAGAGTTGCAGGTCAATTTGGTCTAGGAGCTCTTGAGTCTGCAACATTTCCTTATGAAATGGCTGTAACTGCATCAGGCGCTGGAAGTACAACGAATCAAGCTGTAAATATTAAGAGAAATCTTGCAGAGGATTACGAAGATCTTTTAGTTAAAAAGTATTACGGCGAAGCAACTCCAGAGGATGAAGAGTATCTAGAATACATTAAGGAAATGTATAAAAATCCTGAAAGAATAGAAAAAGAACTTGCTGGTAAACCTATAGATGTTAGCGTAAGAAGCGGCATTGAAAAATTAACTGGTTTGAACGTTAATCCCGAAGGAATTGCAGAAAAAGCAGCTAGTTGGGCTGGATTTATAAAAGATCCTAAAAAAATAGCATCATTATTTAAATCAGGAACGTCTTTAAAAGACATCTCAAAAGCTATTGCTCCTACCGGAACAGAAGTATTAAGAGGACTTGGGGCTGGAACAGCTCTTCAAGCTGCTGAAAATAACGAATTCGGCCCTATTGGAACTATGGCAGCAATGGTATTAGGAGATTTATCTGGTGCTGGTATTGCTAAGACTGGAAAAGGAGCGTTTAAATTAATTACTGAACCGAAGAAAACTTTAGCTGAAATAGCGTCTAAGTTTACATCCAAAGATAAGATAGACCTGCAAAAAGACATTATAAAAGACTTTAGGGACTCTGGAATTCAAGCTGATTTAGGATCTATTACTGATAGCAATTTAATAAAATGGACACAGTCTAGATTAGCCCAATCAGGATTGACAGGAAAAGAATTAAGCCAATTTAAAGAAAAAATTACAGGTCAGATTAAAGAAGAATACAAGACTTTAGCAAATTCTCTAGGAGAAGCAAGGATAGTAAGTGCTCATGAAGGCGGAGAAATTGCTAAAGACATGATGAAATCAATCCGGGATAAAGATTTATCTGCAACTAGTACCTTATACAAGAACGCTGAAGCCGCATTAAAAGAAAATGCTGTCGTAGATTCTAGAAAAGTAGCCAACGCAATAGAAGAATTAGAAAAAAATCTTAAGCCAGGTTCAATAAAATCTACAGAACAGCAATCCGTTTTAAATGCATTAGAAAAAGTTAAAAAAGATTTGTATGCAGAGAATGGAAATCTAAAAATGGCTAAAGTCAAAGAGTTAATGAATGATAAGATTGCCTTAAACGACATCATTAACTATGAAGTTCAAGGCGGATCAAAAAAATTACTTAAAAATATAGTAGGCGAATTAGATCGAGCCATAATATCTCATGGAAAAGAAAATGTTCCTTTCGTCAGAAATTACATAAGCGCTAATAAAAAGTTTTCTAAGCATGCTAAGACTTTTAGAACAAAATCAGTTAATAGTATGTTGAATGCAGAAGATCCTACAAAAATCATAAATAAAATGAATACGGTTCAGGGTATAAAAGAAATTGAAAATGTTTTGTCAAAAGATGCAAAAGGACAAGAAATATTCAACAATCTGAAGCGTTTTAAGTTAGATAAAATGATAGGGGATAACCTAGTTGATAGCACAACTCAACAGGTAAAATTAGGAACATTTTCTAAATTACTAGAAAAAGGTAAAAATAAAGAGCTTACTAAAGAGATCTTAGGGCCTAGAAATTTCAAACGATTAGAAATGTTGCAAAAGAATTCAGGAAAATTAGCAGATGCAGCCCAAAAATTCTATAATGCTTCTCAATCGGGTGTTGTTGCAGCAGATGCCGCTATATTAGCTACAGGATTGATGAATATATCACATTTATTATATGGTAATCCGTGGCCCTTAATGAAGACGGCTGGAGGTATCTTATCAGCTAGAAAGTTAAGTAAATTGCTTTCTGATCCTACATTCCTTCAGATCGTTGAAGAAGTCATCTTAGCGTCTGAAAAAGAAACTCCAGATCTTTTAATGCAAGCAATGGAAAAATTAAGACCCTATATTATGCAAGCACTACAAGAAAACAGAAATGAATAATTATTTCTGATCAATAATATTTCTTAAATCAAAGGCCATCATCCTCTCTAATTCTGATTCGAATATACGATAAGAAGCTTTTTTCCCAGTTCCCACACGGCAAGCATGTATGCGCCCGTACTCTATAGCACGCCTCACAGTAATAGGATGAACCCTAAGTAATGCTGCAAATTCTTTAACTGTAAGCAATTTGTTCTTCATGTACGCATATTCACATTATGCTTTAATTTGTACAACATGAATATTGCTACTTATACATGTATGAACCACATTAAGTATAAAGAAACACTTAAAAATAGGTTATATATGCCACAAGTTTACGGTCTTGGCGGAATGTTTAATGTTGACGCAGGAACAATAATTCAAGATGGAGTTCCTTCATCAAATTTACGAGGAAGTATTGGGCAACAATATTTTGATTCGTCAACTCTTCCTTTTACGGGATATGTCTACAATGGTTCTACTTGGGTTTCTGGTGGTAATGCATATGCTACTACAACATCACCGGGTATCGTAACTCTTTCTACTAGTATTGCAGGAGATGCAGCCTCGTTAACTTTAGTTCCTTCTGTCAAAGAGATTAAGGATTACGTTGATGGTGTAGCAGTTGCAGGCGCGCCCGTATCTACTACAGTTACGGCAGGTATTGGCCAACTGGCCACAGATGCGGAAGCGGTAGCAGGAACAGCGTCAACGCCGATCTTAGCATTATTTGTAACACCATCTAACTTGGCTTCTGTCTTTGCAGCACCACCCGCTACAGGAGGAACAACTCCAGCAGCAGGAGCTTTCACAACTATTTCAGCTAGTGGACTTGCTACGTTAAGTGGGAGTGCAACTATTACTACAGGTGCCACAGCACTAAACTTAGCATCTGATGCATCTACAGGTGCGGTCAATATAGGAACAGGTGCAGGAGCCCGAGTAATTACGGTAGGAAATGTAACTGGAGCAACTGCCGTTGCTGTAAACACGGGAACAGGATCGTTTACTGTTACTTCAACCGGGACAGGAGATATCGTACTAAATTCTGCTGATACAGTTTTGATTGATTCGGCTGGTGTCCTTGAACTGAATTCTTCCGCTGGTGTTATCTCGATTGGAAATGATGCAGTTGCTCAAAATATTAATGTGGGTACTGGAGCAGCAGCTCGAACAATTACTCTAGGAAATAGTTCAGGAGGCACAACGGTAACGTTAAATGCTGGAACTGGTGGGGTAAACGTAGGAACCAATGCGATTGCTCAGACTGTAACAATAGGCAACCAAACAGGAGCTAGTAGCGTTATAGTAGATTCTGGAACCGGACCGATAAATATCGGTACCGCAATAGCTAAAACAATTACTATAGGTAATGTTACAGGAGCTACAGGAATTGTGGAGCGTGTAGGTACAGGTAACTTCAGTTTAGATGGTGTTACAAATTCTACATATGCAGTAGGGGCCAGCACCACAACTGGAACGATCACTGTAGGCGGAACAGCTCAAACAGGCGATTTAGTTTTAGGTTCCTCTAGCGGAACTAATGCTGTCAAGATAATGAACGGTTCCGGAGCTGGAACTTTAAGCTTAGGTGTTGTTCAAGTTGCAGGAGCCATTAATATGGGTACAGCAATGACAACTGGAACGATCACTGTAGGCGGAACAGGACTTCAGACAGGGACAATATCCATAGCCCCAGGAACAGGAGCTCAAATTGTTAATGTGGCAACTGGTGGGACTGGAATAAAAACGGTTAATATAGGTACAGGAGCCATTGATAACGTGGTGACCATCGGGACGGTTACAGGAGCCGCTTCGCTTTCGTTACTTGTTGGAACAGGAAACTTTAGCCTTAATGGTGCTGCGACTTCTACATATGCAGTAGGGGCCAGCACCACAACTGGAACGATCACTGTAGGCGGAACAGCTCAAACAGGAACTATGACTCTAGGTAGTTCTTCAGGCACTAATATTGTGTCAATAGGCGCTGGAACAGGTGCTACGACCGTTAATATCGCTGGAGGAGCAGGTTCGGCTAAAGCTGTCAACATAGCCACAGGAGCAGTAGCCAATGTAACAGTAATCGGGACAGTTTCAGGTGCTGCTAGCATAAGTATGCTTGTAGGAACAGGAAACTTTAGCCTCGATGGTGCAGCTACAAGTGCATACACTTTTGCGCCTTCAACCACTTCCGGCACGATTAATTTTGGGGGTACTGGAGCTAATACAGGCACAGCAACAATTCTTGGTGGAACTGGAGTTCAAACAATCAATATAGCTGCTAGCACGGGTGTGAAGACGATTAACCTGGGTACAGGCGCGGCAGCAAATGCGATCCTAATCGGGACAAATACCTCGACCGCTAGTTTAGGGCTTCTTGCCGGAACGGGTAACGTAAACGTAACAGGTACTAATTTAAAGATAGCTACTACTGGTAAGGGTCTTCAGATTAAAGCTGGTGCTGCTACGGATATGGCGGGAACAGCTATCCTAGTTTTAGGAACCATTGCTGTTTTGAATACAAATATCGCTACGGGAGATATTATTTTTCTTTCGCGAGTATCTGCAAATGGTTCGGTAACTTTAGGTGAACTTAGCTATACAATTTCTAACGGCGTTTCATTTACTATCACAAGTTTGATTTTAGGCACCCCTGCTAGCCCTCAAACCGCAGATGTATCCACAATAGCTTATTTTATTGTGCGTCCTGTATAATTTGTAGCAAATTTTTATAATAGGGTGTATAGATTATATAGATTTATACACCCTGCAATATAGGTAAAAACATGTTTCAGACCTTAGCAAAGTTCGAAGCCATCATTGAAAACAAGGCTTACCATTTTTTATGTGATCCTAATTCATCAATTGATCATGTGAAAGAGGCGCTTTTTCAAGTACAAAAATCAGTAGCCGTACTTGAAGATCAAATTAAAGCAGCTCAAGAATCTGCTAAAAAGTGTGAAGAAGTAAATACTCCAGTAGAAGCCTTAACACAAGAAAATCCTGAGGTAGAAGATGAGCAATAATCCTAATGATCAGAGGCTTGCGTTTGATGCTGAAATGAGTATTACGGCTCCCTTTACGGGAGTGGCTCAACTATTAGGTGTTTTGCAAAATAACCCAGTGATACTTTTAGTAAAAAACCAATCAACTTCATCCGTTTTCTTTGCTGATAATCCGGGTTCAGTTAATGGAACTACTATGGCAGCAGGCGAAGAGTTTGTTTTAGATTGTAGATCGAACAAAGGAAACGCCTGTAATATGGGATTTGGTGCAGGTATTGGATTTTATGTTACTGGAACAGCGGGTACAGGCAGTTTTAAGGTTTCAATTTTGTACGCGAGGTAAAATATGAGTCAAATTTTTGTACCTACTTCAGGTTCAGGAGTACCTAGCAATGTTCCAACTTCTTTTGTGACGAATAGCGGAACTGCTACGCCAGCATTAAATATATTAAATGTTGTAGGAGCTAGTGGGACTCTAACTTCTGGTTCTGGTAATACAATAACTATTATATCGACGGGTGTAATTTGGCAAGTAATCGGAGCTAGCCAAAGCCTTCTTGTTAATAACGGATATATTTGTAGAACCGGAGGAACGTTATCTTTATTGCTTCCTTCAACTTCAATCGTGGGTGACATAATCGAAGTCACATTAGACGGTTCTGCAAGTTTCACTATTGCTCAAAATGGAGGTCAATCAATCCGGTTTGGAACTTTTTCAACTACAGTCGGAGTAGGTGGATCTTTAATTTCAACAAATCAGGGAGATTCGATTAAAATTGTTTGTTCTACAGCAAATCTAAAATGGAACGTTCTTAGTTCGGAAGGCAATTTAACCGTAGTTTGAGGGATATAATGGCAACAAATAATTCGATAAATTCATCAGATCCTTCTATAAATATAGGTTCATTGCAGTATTTTTCTAATTCGGCAGGAGACGCATACTTATCGGGAATCTGGTTAAAATGTGATGGATCAACTTATTCTCAAGCAACATATTCAGTTTTATTTAGTCGACTTGGTTTACTAAATCCCGGTGGTACTATATGGACATTAAGAACAAGTGGAACATCTAGCGCTATAACAGCATTAACATATTCAGGCGTATTTGTAGCAGCCGGAAACGGAGGAACTATTCTAACCTCGACTGATGGTACTACGTGGACAGCAAGAACGAGCGGAACAGCAAGCGCTATATCAGCTCTAACTTTTGGTAATGCTTTATTTGTTTATGGCGGATCTTCCGGTTCTTTAGCCTCCTCCACGGATGCGATAACATGGACAGCTCGCACCAGCGGAACAACATCAAATATATTGGCTTTAACTAATAATGGATCTGTTTATGTTTATAGTACGGCTAGTGGCAATTTTGCCTCCTCCACGGATGCGATAACATGGACGATTCGAGGTTCTCCAACGAATCAATCTGCAAGCACATTAGCCTATGGAAATGGTTTTTTTGTTTCTGGAGGCAGTGCAGGTGTAATTTGTACCTCAACAGATGGCACGACATGGAATACAAAAAACCCATCAATAGGATCTACATCAGCAACTGCATCGATGCCTTTCTTTTTCGGAAATAATCTTTTTATTGGAAGTTCGTCAGGTGGCGTTTTATCAACATCCACAGACGGCGTAAATTGGATAGGAAGAACTTCAGGAACGCTTAGCAATATAAACGCTGTAACATATGGTACTGCATACGTTTACGGGGGAACAGCGGGATTAATTGCCTCCTCCACGGATGCGATCACCTGGGTCGCGCGCACATCTAATACGGCGTCCGTTGTTAGTGGTTTAACATATGGGAATGGCCTTCATGTCTACGGAACTGCTGGAGGAGGAATAGGAACCTCGACTGATGGTACTACGTGGACAGCAAGAACGAGCGGAACAGCAAGCGCTATAAGTCAGGTAGTATATGGTACAGCTTATGTGTATGGAGGAACTGGAGGTGTAATTGGGTCAAGTACTGACGCAATCACATGGACAGTTAGAACGTCCAATACAGTATCTATAATACAAGCTCTAGTGTATGGTACTGTGCACGTCTACGGAACTGCTGGAGGAGGAATAGGAACCTCGACTGATGGTACTACGTGGACAGCAAGAACGAGCGGAACAACATCGGGAATATTCGGTTTAGCATACGGAAATAATACATACGTTTACGGGGGAACAGCGGGATTAATTGCCTCCTCCACGGATGCGATCACGTGGACAGCAAGAACAAGCGGAACAACCAGTTCAATAACGGGAATAGTATACAAAGCGACAAGTTTTTATGCGGCTGGAAATTCATTTGTATTAACAAGTACTGACGCAATCACATGGACACAAACACAGCCATCAAATACAACATCATCAATAGGCGCGTTATTGTATAGCTCTCAATTTGTATACGGAGGGTCTGGAGGAGTAATTGGCACCTCAACGGATGGGGTCACATTCACAGCCCGTACTAGCGGAACTACATCTAGTATTTTGGGATTAACTTATAACGGTTCTATGTATGTTGCGTCTGGAGCTGGTGGAACAATTTTAACATCGAGTGACGCAATCACTTGGACATCTCAAACTTCAGCAACCACTAGTCAGTTAAGTGCTATAACAAATGGCGGTACTATATTTGTAGCGGGTGGTACTGGCGGAGTAATCGAAACGTCAAACACAACCTATGCATATAATTCAGCAACTCAATTTGTAGTACCGACAGATGCCGTTTTAGGAATTACAACGGAATTGTCAACTAATTTCAAACGATCACTTTATATCAGGGCCTTTTCATGATTAAACTATTCATAGCAACGCCAGCATTTGACGGTCGTGTTCATGTTCAATACGCAATTTCATTAGCTGATACAAGTGTACTTTTACAATCTCAGGGAATTGGAGTGCAACTTAATATCAATAGTTCAGGTTCATTGCTAGTTGCTGAACGAAATAGATTGAATAAAGCATTTCTTGCGTCTGAATGTACTCATATGCTTTGCATAGACTCTGATCTAGGGTGGCCTTGTCATGCAGTAAAAGCTATGATTGATCACGATGTTGATTTTGTAGCAGGATTATATCCAGCTAGAGGAGAAAAAACATTTCTTTTTCGAGGTTGTTACAACGAAGACGGATCTCTTATTACGCATGAAACGAAACAACTTTTAAAAATGAATCATATTCCAGCCGGATTTATGTTAATTAAAAGAAATGTTATCGAGAAAATGACGGAACATTTTTCTCATCTATATTTCAAGCCAAAGCACATTGATTACGAAAAAGAAGATGGGTTTTGTCTTTACAATACTGAAGTGAAAGACGGTGAGTTTTGGGGGGAGGATTATGTTTTCTGTGGTAGGGCTCGAGAAGCTGGATTCGATATCTGGGTTGATCCTTTGATTGAATTTGATCATTCAGGAACTAGAGGAGCCTTTCATTCTCTTCTCTATAATAAAAAAGAAGGATAATACAAATGTCATTAGGAAATGCAACAAACAATAATCTTTTCGCTCTAACTTCCCCTGTAATCGACTTTAGCGTAACGGGAGTAGTTCCACTTTTTACAACTGCTTTTAACTCGAGATTTTGTCCGATATTCTCCCAAAATATTTGTGTATTTTCTAATTCGGCAGATGGAAACTCACAATATAATATTGGATGGACAGGACCTGATTATATGGATTATGACCAAGGTGCGGGTTTCCAAGCCACTGTTACAGATGAAACGTCATTTGTTGATCCTGGATCAACCTCAAAAAAAACCTTTCCTCCTAATACAGTAATTAGGGTTAATATAACTCAAGCTGATAGCGGTATAGCATTGACAGGAAGAATTATAATTTATGGTATTTACATTTAGAAAAAAGGAATGAAGATGAAAGGCAAAGAACAAAAAAAAGTTAAGAAAGTAGTTAAAGAATTTGAAAAAGGCGACCTTCATTCAGGATCTAAGAAAGGGCCAATCGTAAAAGATAAAGATCAAGCTTTAGCTATTGGATATTCTGAGGCTAAAAAAATGAAAGGAAAGAAATAATGCATAAAAAGATCATGACAAAAGCGGCGAAAGCTCTTGATAAAGATGCTAAGCATTACGAAAAAGAATCCAAGCATGAGCATGGTAAAAAGAAAAAGCATGATCTAATCGAGAAGAAAGAAGCTAAAAGCGCATCAAAAGATCTTAAAAAGCGTGCTAAATCTGCTCATGAATATTGATATATGATCAAGATAGTCGTGACGACTATCTTGATACTTGAATCGTTGCTTCAGGATTTTTTTCACATGCTTTGAGATAATCTGTAACTACTTCAACCAAATGTTCATATGATCCATATTTGTTGGGTGGATTATATGCCTCAAATCTTTCTGCATCATCAATAAGAATATGCAATCCTTTCCTCAATAGCGGAATCATCTGATTAGTTATTTCAATTCCATTTTCTTCAGGCCTCCACAAGCAGTTATATATTCCTGCTTCTGATGCCATCTTTGCTAAATTGTGAGTTAAATTAAAGTGAGAAAACCATTTTCTTTCTAATGATTCGTGCTTATTTCCACAAGATTCACATACACATTCATGAAAAGAAATTTCAGGTTTATATAAATAGATATCAAGTGACATTTTTTACTCCTTAAATAATAACGCCTAGAATCTCTCTATCAGTGACAAGAAAATGCTCGTCATCGTCTTTATCAAACTGTACATATCCAAACTGATTTATTAGCAGCGTGTCTCCAACCTCCACATCTAGATCAACAAGACTACCCTTAGATATGAGAATAGCTTTGAATGGGCCCGATTTAGGATTTGATATTAGAATCAGAGATGCTTTTTCTTCTTTGATTTTTTTTATTAACATGTTTTTTGCTAGAGGTCTGATCATTTTTTTCTTTTCCTATTGTTAATTCAAAATATGCGTTCTTTACGGGGGATGTTCCAAAACCTATATACCTATCTTCCCATTTCATCTAAAACTCTCCATCATGCAAACGATCATCTCTAATCATCCAATAACCATCCAATAACCCACATAAAAGATTTTACTATCGCCCCAAAAAAAATAACTAATGCTATTCCAATTCCGCACATCGCAATAATAACACCGATTATTTTAAATATATTTTCTCCCAAACTTATTATTTCTTGTTCCATTAGTTACCATCCGAATAATAAGGGCGATTTTTCATCTCATAAATAAATTTCTGTACTTTTTGAACATCGTTACAATCTCCTCTGAAAAATACAACTGCACATCCAAGATGTGGAGCATCTGCAGTAAGAGTAAATCTTTTCATTTCATGAAAGTATTCAATAGATTTTCTTATAGGGCAATTTTTAACTTCTTCTGCATCTAGCCATGTTCCACAATTACATTTCTTATCTTTAATTTTTGTTCCGCATATGTCACACTCAGTAATTGTCTGCATTATTTTTTCTCCGAATCTTTTCTTTTCTGAAAATCTAACATTGCTTTTAGTCTATTTTTAATCATTTGAAGATAGTCGGTGATCGGTTGAATACAATTCATGTAAAAACCTCCATTGTCACCACAGCATTTCCTACATCCATTCCTAATAACTTCAATTGTTGTCATCATTCCGAAAAGATTAGGATTTATTACGATCAATGTACCTGATATTTCTGATGCTATATGTGCAACCAAATCACAATTCTTATGGCAATTTTCCATTCTTTCTTTATCTTTTAAGATATCACTTTCTTTTTCACAGCATTCAGAAGAACAAGAACAAGTGGAGATATTTTTTCTTTCGATAACTATCGTGTCATTAAATCTAATTATTTTTGAACAGTCTACACAAAGTCCTGTAGCAACGAAAAGACCATATGTAAATTCTTGATCATCCTCTTTCATCATTTCGCAATTTCTTACGATGATATATTTATTTGTGTATTCAAATATAGGCATGTAAGGATTTAAAGATTTGTACCATATGTAATCTTCTTGAAATCTATGGTGCATTTCTAGGCCTGCATATACTCGCATTCTTATTTCTAATGCATCGATCAAGTCTTTATTAGATAAAGAGGGGCAGTCAATTACTTCGTTTATGTCTTCCAATGCCTTATAGTATTCTTCTAGAGCTAGAAACGTCTTCGCTCTATTTGTACGAATGAATATATGTGACTCATCTTTTTCTTTCTTCGTTAACTCAATAGCTTGAGTGAATGCTAGTTTTGCTTTCCCGAATTCTTTGTTTTGATATGACTGAATTCCATCAACATAATGATTGCTCCAGTCTGACTCACAGCATGAAATATTCAACATGCAAAAAGTGATGGTTGAAGATAAGATAAACTTTTTCATTGTCCCTCTTTTTGTTTTTTTCTGCTTCCATAGTATTCATTCATATATTTGTATAAAGTAGCTCGTGAAATGCAAAATTTTCTAGCAATAGAACATTTGCTCTTTCGAGTTGTTTCTATCAAATCGACTATTTTTAGTATCTGAAAATCATCAAGAATTCTTTTCCTTGCCATTATTTAGATTTCTTAAAAATAGATTTTTGCCTTTTTTCGATACATTCATTTACATATTTTAGGTTTTTTTCATTTTCATCATCATCATTACCACACATTTCATGTGAAAATTTAGAAAATATCATAGAAATCATGATAAAACGTTCATTATCATCAAAATATTCATTCAACATTTTAAAAATCGCATTTAATTTTCCTGCCTGATTGCAAATCTCATCAAATCTTTCTTCAGTAATATTCGGTCTTTCCATTTATCTTCCTAAGTTAGTTCCACAAGAGCCACATTTAAAATTCCCTGCCCAATCTGCATTTTTCTTGTCTTGCCACTGATGCATCCCGCATTTATGACAAATGAATTGTCTATGACCACCATCTACTACAACCATTTTCCTATGAATATTCCTAGCTTCAAGCGAAGGAGCATAAAAAAAAACCGCGCTTAACATTAACACTAACTTGAAAACTAACACATTATCAGTGTTCTTTTTGTTTTGTTTACGTTGTTTTTCGCATTTCAAAGCATTAACTTCTGAATCAAGCCATTCGTTTTCAATTTTCATTGAGTTTCCTGTAGTTTTTGTAGAGATAATGGTTTAAATACAAGTGATACTGATGCATCTTCATGTATAGCAAAATGATCTATTCTTATCGGCTGATCTTTTAGGCCGTCAACAATCGAATTAAAACAATCTAATTGATCTAGTGTCAACGAATAAAGAATTTCAGATTCTGATTTTTCAAGTGAAGAATCGTTTTTGATCTCTTGTGAGATATTTTCTACTTTTTTTTCTTTCATTTTATTCCGTGGGTTGATTTGGGATCAGTAAATAATGTGATATATCTAAGGTGAAAATTTCAGATGCAACATAACTGTTCGTCAAAAAAACATCATAATGAGAATCATACCTTGCTTGTGTCTGATTCATCCAGCCCTTTGTATTAATTACAAGACATAAGCAATCATGATCAGGTTTCTTGTCTTTTATGCTAATCCAATCTATTATTCTCTCCAAAAATCAATCAGATCATCAATACATTCTTTTTTTGTTTTTGTTTCAAGTCCAGAAAGCATGAAATCAGAAATCGCCCCAGTGTCTTTAAACATTACGCTAATTTTATCCTCTCTAAATGTTATCATCCTAACAGTATCTAAATCGATACATGCTTTCTCGTTCTCATAGTTAAAAGTAAATATTTTAGTCATCATGTCTCTCTTTTAATTTCATATGCTCGACCCAAAGGAGTATCAATTAAGTCATCCTGACTATACTGTATATTTATCTGTTTCAAAAAATATTCACTTAAGTAAATATTTTGTGAGAATTTCATTCCCAACGTGCTTGCTATAGGCTCTTCGTCAGTTTCATCGGGATTATATATTAAATCAGACATATTTAAATCCCACTTGGCTTTATCGTTGTTGTCACTGTCGGCGTATTCGCTGTTGTTTCATCGATCACATCTGAAGCCGTTCCCGATGTATGTACCATGCTCACATTATATGTACATCCTAAAAGGCTAAGGCAAACAAATAGGCTTGTTATCATTTTCATCATCAACCTCCAATTTTTCGAATCTGCTAAATTTACATTCTTTATCATGGTATTTTTTATTTAAAATATTACTTGGTTTTATCAAATCCTCTATTTGACGATTTATAAATTCAACTATTGGGGAATTTTTCATCGTCTTTCCTTTTTAAATTTCATTGCATAAGTTCCGTATTGATCTAATGGGCCTAATTCCCAAGGCTTTTTATGAATAAATGTAAAATGGTGTGTAGAATTGTTAATAATATCTTCTATCTCCTTAGCAGTGAAATCCACAGAAAATAAATACAATATATATTTATCTAAGAATTTTCTTCTCATGTTCTTTTCATTAAAATTTTTCTCATTTTCCCAGTTATATCTTTCTATAATATAGAAAAATTCATCATTTAAAGAATGTACTTCACCATCAAAAATATATTCCAATTTAATCTCTCGTTAACTTTTCAATGTAAAGGTTTTCCCAACAATCCCCATCATCTTCTTTCATTAAATCTATAACTGCTTGGGCCGTTTTTTTAGATTTAAATGTCCAAATTCTTTTACAATATCTTATATCATCAATCACATATTTTGCGTTTAAAATATAACGAGTGTATTTCATTAGTCCCAGTAATCCGAATTTTTATTTTCAGTTATAATTTGAATTTTATGACGATCACTTAGCATTATCATACGCGACAAAGTCGATATAGCATGTGCTCTATCTTTAAAAACGGCGATAACATTCCCGTCTTTCGTTAGAGAAAATACTTGGATTGTATCTTCCTCAGAATTCATTGGATTTATCGTTTTGTTTTCTTATAGTAGCATCAATTGCAATTGGACCTTTATAGTTTTTGGCTCTATAAACAATCCCATGTTCTGTCTCTATTTTTTCAAAATATTCTTCATTTTCTATCGTTATATATTCATCTTTTTTAATCATTTTCTTCCTCAGAATTCATGCGAGCACATCGGGCAGTTTGTTTTTATATAAATTCATCGTTTGATATTATCACACCATTTCTTTTGATAATTGCGTTTAATCCTTTTTTTGATAAAAAAGAGATATATCTTTTTACTATTATGTCACAAAAAGCTGGAGATAGTTCAATCCCTATACATTTTCTTCTAAATTGTTCCGATGCAATTAATGTAGTTCCTGAACCTAAAAAAGGATCATAGACCCATTCTCCTGAATCCGTGTGATGTTTAATAGGTCTAGACATGCATTCTAAAGGTTTTTGTGTACTGTGGTTTGTTTTTTCATCTTCTTTTGTAGATGATCCGAAACCGCCTACAGTTTGTATTTCCCAAATTGTTGTTTGTTTTCTATCGGATTTCCAAGAATGACCACACCCTTTTTTTATTGCATACCAACATATTTCGTGTTTCCAATGATAATCACATCTTGATAAAGAAAAATTTTGTTTTGCCCAAATTATCATACTTTTTCTTTCAAAACCTAATTCTTCCAAATTTTTAGCTACTTTATCACAAAATAAACTAGCACACCACACGTAAACAATAGAACCTGGGAATAATGAATAAGCTAAACTCCATTCGCATTGATGATCATTTTGCACTAAACCATTCGCTTTTTGTGCTTTTCCTCTTTTACTTCTCCAATTAGGATCGTAGTTTACTCCATAAGGCGGATCTGTTACCATAATATTTGGTTTATTTTCTCTCATTACCCTGTTAACAACATCTTTAGAAGTACTATCACCGCAAATAATTCTGTGTTCTCCTAATTCGTACAAGTCTCCAAGTTTAGTTATTGCATCTTCATCTTTACAAGGTTCGGGCAATTCGCTTTCTTCGTCATCACTTAATATATCATTCTCAAGATCTTCTTTTGAGATTCCCATCAATTGAGATTCAGTAAATCCCCAGTCTAACAAGTCTAATGCACTAAATTCGTTAGCGAGTACATCAAAATCGAAAGCACCTGTATTAAGATTATGCCTAACCATCAGCTCGTCTACTTCGCTTTCTTCAAGTACTCTATCAGGAACCCAGCATTCTACAGTTTTGGCTTTCTGTCGCTTTAAAACTTTTATGCGTTGATGACCGCAAATTATCTGTAGATCTTTATTGATGATCGGCCGATCGATGAAACCGAATTTCTCAATCGAAACTTGCAATTGATTAAACTGCTCTTTTGATATTTGCCGTGGGTTCTTTTCGTTAGCTTTTAGTGCTTTGATCGGATAAACGCCTAGTGTCCAGTTAATCATTTTTTATCCCCATCAATATTTCAAAGGCTTTTTTAACTTGCTGTGGTACCACTGTATTGCCCAAGGCTTTAGTTCTGTCCAATTCGCAGGGTAGCCCATCATCCATTCCATAAACAGGACATTTATTTTCTTCCCAATAAGAAGAGGAAATATTTTCCCTATTTTGTCTTGAAGATCGTATCCATGTTTCTTCTTCAATCGAGAAGGACTCGGATTTCTTATGGGTTTTCCTGCTTGACTTGCCGTTGGCGTGGGCCAACAAAAACCATCTTTCTCTTTTATGCAATGCACCAATGGATTTAGCGGATATAACACACCATCTACAATCATACCCCATTTTGGTAAGAAATTCGGTAATATATGTACCCCCGTTTCTAGTAATTGCTGGAACATTTTCAAGGAATAAAAATAATGCCTCTGTTTCCCGCAGAATTCTAAAGACTTCCTCAATAAGACCGCTTCGCTCTCCATCCAAGCCTTTTCTAAGTCCCAAAGTGCTAATGTCTTGGCACGGGAATCCTCCGTAGATAATATCGATGCACCCTCCATTTGGTCGAATGCATAAGGTATTAATGTCATCCCAAATGGGTGCTTTTGGCAATAGACCGTCAAGCTGACGATTAAGGATGACTGCTTGACAATAGGGATCGATTTCACAATATGCGAGTGGTCTGATATAATCTCTGAGAGCGTGGGAGATTCCTCCGATTCCTGTAAATAAATCCAAACCATTTAACATACCAGTGTCCAGTTAATCATAATCTTCTATAGTTAAATGTATTTGTTCTTTAATTGATTTTACTGAATATCCTGACCATAGACATTTATTGCATAAATCTATAGGAGTAATTTCACCTGTTTCCATGTTCTCAATTCCCATTCCGTGAGATTTTCCGCATTTTTTGCATGGAGGATATTCAATCATTCTTATCTTTCTTTTTAATCACTACCAAGTTTTCAACGCTATTGTCATTGCTATCCCCATTCAAATGGTACACATGTTCATTGCTTTCAAGTTCTCTTCCCATAAGTTCTTCCATGATGTGCCTATGTATACGCTTTTTATTTCCATTAATTGTTTTGTAGGCATATTTTTGATTCATTCTTATCCGTTATATACCCATCCTTCCAATTGTTCATCAATCATATTATTCAATGATAATTCAGCTTCTTCTCTTGTATCGAATGATTGTACAATTATACCGTCACCTTTTTCTGTTAAAATAGCAAATACGGACCATTCTCCACCTTTACTTTCTATAGTAAATGCTGGTATTTTATTTATATTTACCCATGCATTAAGATGCGTCTTTACAAATCCGTTTTTGCATATCAACATATTATACCTTGTAGAATTCTTTAAATTTTCTCATAAACTCAATCTGAGTCATATCAAAATCGATCTTACATTCATCAGTTTTTTTAGAGCATTCTACTTTTATTGAAACTTCTTCACCACCCACAAAATTCATCACAGGCTCAGATTTTTCCCAGCATGGACATGTTTCCCCAGATTCATCAGCTAGATCTTTCATTTGACTACGCCAGTACATTGATATCCCGTAGCCGGAACCATCGTAAGTGATCATCGATAACCTCTTAACTTAACTAACTCTTCGTGTAAATAGTGTTGAAAATCGTCTATTGTAGATGTATCAAAATCAAAATCAAATTTAGCGCCAGCCAAAATTAATCCATGTTCGCAATCAAAAGTATAATTAATTACATTTATTATTTTTTGCATCTCTTCTTCTTTTCCCATCATTCACCCCAAAACAACGTGCATGTGAGTTGTCCCAATGTAAACGCTAAAAATATAAAAAACATTTCATCACCTAGTATTTGTGTGCTATCTCTCTTCAATATATACAAATTGTACATTTATGTCAACCTTACTCTTGCTTTTTTTTCTCTAATTACGTATAATTCAAGTGCTACGTGGAGGTAGAAAATGATAAACTTGCAATTAGAAATGAACCTTGATAATCTTAGTAATTCTGATTTGAAATTTGTTGACATGGAAAAACAAATCAGTATAATGTCGGAATCTCTGCATAAAGTTAGAAAGAAGCTTTTTGCAGAGATTGGGGAGTTGAAAAAGACTCTGCAATCTGTGCAACTGTCTAACACTGAGATTTTGCAACAATTACAAGAAGCTAACGAAAAACTAGGGTTGAGAAATGAAGTTAAATTTAGCTATGAGAAAAAAGATTGCCTTTTTAGTATCGAAGAAGCTAGCGAAGCTACGGGTTAATGTAGATGATATTCGTGACGCCACGAAAATGATTGATTGCATTCACTCGCTTCAAGCATATGAATTGTCCAGGCTTAAAACTCGAATTCAATAATCACACCCATTTTTCTACTTTTTTCTTGCTTGTACTCCCAATTGATCCTTGCATCTGAATCGTTACGACCTCTAACGGCAATTGTACGGCCTGTTTTTGATTGAGATGTGCTTACTATTCGATCGCTGCAAACAAGGTCACTGAGCTCATCCCTAATCCATTTAAATGCCATTTGTAAGTTGTCGCTATCTAACTTACGTGAAGCGCATCTAGTCATCGTTATTTTGACTGGAAGCGTGACTTGCTCGATGTATTGAAGATATGCCATGCGAACAAAGAAAGCTTGCTCTTTATGACGTTTACTTTTCTTCGTCCAATGCTCAGTACAATTTGCTTCACTAACTGTTTTTATGGGTAACTCAAAGATTTTAGTCGTCATTATGAAACCTGTAAAAAAAAGCATAATATATTAAGAAAAAAATTCCACACATGATCATATATATTTCAATATATTCTCTGTAACAAATAATTTTAATTATTTCATCCATTTCAGCCTAAAAAATCGTTATTTTTTGTGTAAAATCGTTATAGCCGCTTAACTTCTCTTGTATTTTCCGTCATAATTGGATATTTTCATACATTTCTTGCAAAACTCTGTACTGTCGTATCGAAATTCTACCGTTCTTACATAAACATCTATCGATACCAGCTAAAAACTTGGAGTCGAATCCTTTATTTTTTTTAGAGTAATCTACTAAATCGTAGTAGATGTCTAGTCGTGGGTCATCATCGAAAACGTGGTCTGACATTTTTTTCCTCTTTTTTTACTTATTTTTAGGTATCCACCATTTATTCTCTAATGTTTTTCTCAAATAGCCAATAATATTTGGAACATCTTCACCTTTAGATTTTTTCCTGGCTATTTGACGTGTAACGTATCCGGATGCATTTGTAATTTCTTCATCAGAATATTTTGCACAGAATGAAAGTGCAGTCATTTCATCACATCCGTTTTTCATGAACCAGTTAAATGCTTGTCTTCTCGTATCCAGAGAAGAAACAGATAAATCTTTAGAATTTAAAGGACATACAGGAGCATCTTTAGGTGCTGGTTGTTGTTCATTAAACAAAGGGTTATTATTAATCTTGTTCTTCTTTGTGTCATGTGGTGACACTGCTCCCTGTATGGCGCCGTCATTTGGTGACAGTGCTTCGTAGGCGCCGTCATTTGGTGACAGTGCTTGCATCTCTAAAATAGATTTTCTTGTATTCATATATGCCCGATTGTATTTCCAGATATCAGCAACAATTAGCTTATGATATACAGTACAATTTTTTTGTATTCCGTCTTTTACTTTAGCTTTTTTATGTGCAGTGAGAATAATCAAAGGTTTTCCATCAAGTTCATTAAACTTCTGTAAAAGTTCTTTTTTAGCATTGGTTACAGACCCAGCGCTCATATTGCAAAGTTCGGCTAAATGATCTCTGTTCATCCAACAAGCTCCCGAATCCCCAGCTATTCTTTTGATTACTCGATATAATTCCTTAGCATAAATTGACAATCTTTTTGTAGTGATTTTCCCATCTTTCCCAATTTCACCGTATGTCAAATGGTCGATAATATGAGGAACCATTGCAAAATGTGAAGGTTCTGGATTTTGGAAACTGATTGAATAAAGTTCTGCTGGTGACATGAGAAAGCCTTCTATGTACAATTGTTATTTTTTGTACGTAAGGCACTTGAACAAAACGCTTGCTTGTGATATACTTGAAGTGTTAAAGTTCAGGTATATCCGTTTGTTCAAAGTTCGTAGAGTTTGTTAGTGCCTTACGTACTTCAGCCCGTGACTAATATCACGGGCTTGTTTATTTTATATTCCTAACAGCCTTAAAAGCCAAGTTAAAATTTCTCACCTTCTTTTCTATGATCATTTCTGCTGTCATATATCAAAGCAATGGCAAATATAATGATGCAGATGAATGTTTCGCTCATAGCATTTTCCTTTGTACTTTTAGATTGTGCGTATTCGAATCCATGTGAAATCTGTTAAGCTCAATTTTAATATCAATAAGTTTGATATTTGTATCGACTAGATCAGATTTAACTTTTCTTACTTCTTGCGTGAGTTCTTTCATGCTTTCTCTTATCAATCGATTATTCTCTCTAGAATCATTTCTTTCACATCCTGAGAGATAGCACATTGTGAATATGACAACAAAAACTTGAATACATTGTATTTTCATTAAAACCTCTTTCATTTAAAACTTTCCCTCTAACAATTCTTTAGCTGTGATAAAACCCTCTGTTTCCTTCTCTAATGCCATAGCTAGCTTTTTTCCTGCCTTCTTATGACCGTGCATCACTTCTGACAAATAAGACCTGTCATAACCGATTCTTTCTGCAAGCGTTCCAATTGTCATCTTCTTTCTAAATGTATATTCTATCAATTTCATGTATGTTCTCCCGGTTTTTTTATATTATGCGCAAATCCTTGATTTTTAGCAATTTGTTTATTTTTAGCAAATGCAAACAAAAAGCTTGCGTTGAAAATACAACAAATGCTATATTTAAGTTATCATAGCAACAGTCTCCCGAAAGCAGTAAATCGCCTAGGTTGTAGCAGTTGTCAGATAAACAACAAAACCAGAATGTAAGGGGTTATACATGTTAAATTTCGAGATCACATACAAAGACCATACTTTTCAAGGCTTCATGCTTGAGAATGGCAAAAAAATAGTAGATTTCTACGCATCAGATGCTAGATTCTACGATGACGAGTTTGATTGCATAAAAGAAGAAGTTAAGCAAATTTTAGGAATGGTGGTTTAAATGGATTACGAAGATATCGGATATGAACCAAGTGATGATGTTGAAGAAATTGAAAGAGATGAAGACGGATTTGAAGTGTGTGCTAGATGCTCGAATGGATGTAAATATTGCTTAATGCTGGAGGACTAAATGAAAGAAATAGAATTTGCTATGGTTAAATACGAAAATGGAAAATATCACTTAGTAACTACAAGAGAGTTGCAATGGCATGTTGATTCTGATAGCGAAAGCATGGATGAACTTTTTAAATTATACAAAGAAAAATATCCAGATCTAAATATCACAAGAATGATAGGTATTTCATATGACAACGAATGAAAAAGACTTGTTAAAACAATCGTTAAAAAAACTTATTGATATGGATAATCCAATTGAAGATATTGAAAAAGTTCTTGTATTGATTGATATCATTATAAAAGAAATCGACATAAAAATACAGGCAGTCAATGACATCAAATGAAGTACGAAGCACTATAACAGACCTTAAGATTTTTCTTGATGATATTGAGTGTAAAACTTTAAGGCTCATGGATTTAATCTATCAAGCTGAAGAAAAACTATGCGATATTGAACTTAAAAAAATACAGAAATAAAGGAAAATATCATGTCAAAATCAGAACAAATCAACGAGCTAGCCCTTGCATTATCAAAAGTGCAAGGAGAGATTGAAGGTGCAATCAAAGACGCTAACAATCCATTCTTTAAAAGCAAATATGCAGATCTTACGTCATGTTGGCAAGCTTGCAGAGAACAGCTATCTAAAAACGGGATAGCGGTAGTACAAAGCGGAGATGATAGCGATACTCATCTATGCCTAACTACAACATTAATGCACTCATCCGGTCAATGGATAGATGGAACGCATAAAATGGAAAAGAAAATTACAGAGAAAGATAAGACAAGACGTGATATGAATGCACAAGATATTGGCGCAGCTATTACTTATCTTCGTAGATTCTCTTTATGCTCACTTGTAGGAATATGTCCAGAAGATGAGGACGCGAATTCAATAAGTCCAACAGCTCAACGAAAAGATGTACATCATTCTCAGCAGCAGACTTGCTATACAATGACACATGAACAAGTTAAAGAAATAGATCATCTACTTACTCAATGTACACAAGAGTTTGTGAAAGCACATCATGTATTTCTACGTAACACATTGAAAGTCGAGTCAATGAGTTTAGTTGACAGCAGATATTATCATGAGTTTAAACAGCATGCGTTAGCAAATATTTCGACTACAAAAGCAAAAGTGGTTACACTCGAAGACAAAACTTCTCCTTCTGTATTTGACGTACCAAACACATCTTTTGCAGCTAAAGAATTGAATGATAAAAAAGAAGCTGTACTAAATGAACTTAAACAAAAAAAAATTGAAAACGCAAAATTTGGTAAATAATGAAT